GGCTGTCAGGCTTAATGCTTTTTAACCAAATAAATTTTTATATTTTGAGAATTTTGCCCGCGTGGAAATTAGGCCCCTGCCGCAGTGCCTGGGTGCCCCTTATATATAGTATATAGAGCCATGTCCATAGGCAGAAAAATTTTTTGGCTTCAAATCATTCTCGCAAATTGCCACCAAATCAAAATTCGCAAAGGCCATCATTCAGGCATTCTCGCAAAAAGGCCGTAAACAAGAGAAACAAGAGAAACAATCAATTGTTTCTTGATAAGTGATTGATTTTCAATGAGTTA